GTAAAAGTAAAACTCGTAAAGAAAAAATTGAAGTGCTACAAAAGCATGAATGCTGGGCACTTAAAGATATATTACGTGGAACATATGATGAAATTGTAATTTGGAACTTACCACCAGGAACGCCTCCATATGAGCCTGCAAAGGAGGAAAGCGTTCCATCGACATTACACCGTCAGCATAAGAAAATTGCTAACTTTGTAAAGGGTCTTGCGGGTGACAAGATATCCGGAGTAAAGCGTGAGCGACTCTTCATTGATATGTTAGAAGTGATTCACCCTGCGGATGCAGAGCTTTTAATTAATATGAAAGACAAAGAAAATATAGGAGGAGGCATTACAAAGAAATTGGTCCAAGAAGCTTTTCCGAAACTAATAATAAAATAAGGTAAAAACAGGAGATTGCATGACTGCTCAGTTTAAAAGACTCGAACAAGATGTCGTTGAACTAGAAACTTATATTCAAAAACTCAAAGAAAGAAAGAGAGTGGACGAAGGATTAATTGGAAAATTAGTCAAGAAAAAACGGTTTTTAATTAACCATATAACTGAGAAACAATTATTGATGCAATAGGAGATTAGCCGGCTGGGGTTTTCTCCAGCCGGAGCAATCAAGGAAATATTATGCCAACGTACACATTAAGAGATAATAAAACAAATGCCCAATGGGATGTTATTTGTTCTTGGGCAGAGCTACAAATTATTTTAGATGAAATGGAAAACACTAGTCAAGTCGTAACCGCCCCACTAATTGTTGGTGGAGTAAAAGATGTTCGATCAAGAGTTCCAGATGGATTTAAAGACGTATTAAGTAGAGTAAAATCAGGTTCAGCAAAAAGTAATACGATTAATTCATAATGCCAAAAAACAATTCATTAACAGTCCGGCTTGATGACCTAATGGAATACGAGCCTATCACTATCAATCAGCAAACCGCGTTTGAGGCTTGGGATGAGGGTGATAATTTACTTTTAACAGGATCAGCGGGTACTGGTAAAACATTCATTGCAATGTTTATGGCGCTTGAAGAACTGTTAGACACAGATAATTATTATCGCAGAATAATTGTTATTCGATCTGCGGTACCAACAAGAGATATGGGATTTCTGCCAGGAACTGCAGAAGAGAAAAAGCTAATGTATACGCTTCCATATAAGAATATTTGTTCTGAGTTATTTAATGACAAAACATCTTGGAGCAAAATGACCTCAGCTGGTCAAATACTATTTGAGTCCACATCGTTTATCCGTGGTTCAACCTTTGATGATTCAATTATTATTGTAGACGAAATGCAAAACTTAAACTTTCATGAATTAGATTCTGTAATTACTCGGGTTGGCCGGAATTCTAGAATTATTTTCTGTGGTGATTACCGCCAAACTGATTTTAGATTTGACGATGAAAAAGAAGGCATTTTTAAGTTTATGAAGATCATGGAACAAATGAAAGATTTTACAATGGTCAATTTTGGTTGGGATGATATTGTTCGCTCTGGTCTAGTGAGAGATTATATTATGACAAAAGAAATGCTGGAGATAGACTAATGGTTATAATTTGGGGAACATCCACTTGTTCTTATTGTAAAAGAGCATTAAGTTTGTGCGAACAATATGAATTAAAATCTAAATATATTTTAATTGATACACCAGAAAAACTGCAAGAATTACATGATATTGCTCCCGGCGATACACACACGGTACCTCAAATTTGGTGGAACAATAAATACATAGGTGGATTTAACGAATTTCAACAAGAAATTGAAAATACTAGAAACTTTGGACAGGAAAAAATCTAATGGCTAAATTTAGTCGTTTTGATTCTCGTAATAAAAAAAGCGGTAAGCATAAACAGCAATCGCAAGACCGGGATGTTAAAATTAAAAATGTGCAAAAAACTAAAAATAGTTATGTACAAAAGGCTAAAAATATGGTAGAATACAAGTATAATGATGAAGGAGTATTCTATGAACAACCTAGACAAAGTGATATTGACAGACTGTGACGGCGTCCTACTTAATTGGGAATACGCATTTACTGTCTGGATGGAACGCCACGGATACGTGGTTGACGGTAACAATCCAGATGCATATGACGTAGGCGATCGTTATGGTCTTTTGAATAGTAAGAAAAAAGAGCTGGTAAAATTCTTTAATGAATCATCAGCAATTGGTTTCTTACCACCTCTTCGTGATGCAATGTATTATGTCGACCTGCTACACCGTAAGCATGGTTATGTTTTTCATATGATTACTTCTTTATCATTAGACCCATTTGCTCAAGATTTACGTATTAAAAATACTAAAAAACTATTTGGCGAAACTGCTTTTGAACGTTTTATATTTGCTGACACTGGTGCAGATAAGGATGAGGTTTTAGAACCATATCGTAATACTGGACATTTATGGATTGAAGATAAAATAGAAAATGCTGAACTTGGAATTGAATTAGGCCTTGAATCAATCCTTATTGAACATGGCCATAATATGCATTACGATAAAATTCCATTAATGCAAACATGGAAAGATTTGTATGACTATATCGTTGGATGATAATCTAGAACGTTTAGAACAAGACCTTGGCGTTAAGTCATATAATCTTGTTTCTAAATCTGTGATGTTTTCATCTATGCTAGATTTGGATCGTGGATATTTACGTAGATGCGAAACCTTAATTAAACAGCATGGTGATACTTTAAAAAATAAAACTAATTTAATATCACCAATGACTGATTGGTGTTATATCATAGATGAACCTCATTTTCATCCGTTACTTGATGCTATTGCTAAGAAATTTGAAAGTGTTATAGATCCAGAGGCTATGGCTCAATTAGAGCTTACACAATGCTGGGGAGCTTATTATAATAAAACTGATCATGCTATTCGCCATGACCATAAAGAAGCTGAATGGTCTTTTGTATATTACATAAATGCTGATAAAGGATCTTCCACCTTTGACATTCATGAGCATTACGAGCCATTCGACGCAGCTGAAGTTACTCTAAAACTAGAAGTTGAAACGAACAAACTTATATTTTTTAGAGGACATGTCCAACATTCAGTTTCTCCACAAAAAAGTGATGGAGAACGTGTTTGTATTGCTGGAAATCTTTTGGTCAGAAAACCGTGGTAACTAATATTGGAGAGACTTTGACTTTTTTTGAAATTTTAAGAATTAGATCTGAATACGAAGAAATTATAACGTATCGTAAATCTTACAATTTACCTACACTTAATAGCGATATAAGTAGTTTAAATTATTTTATTAATGAAGGCTATAAGAAAAATCGCCTCAGAAAAAACTCACAGAAAGCTCTGGACTTAGCTAAACAAATTGTGAATTATAATGAAAAATCTAATATTCCAATACTTCATTCCATATGAAGGCCGTGATACTTATCTAAATGAAACTGGAATTGGTTTTCCATCATGGGTAAATATTGGCAAAACCTCAGCCGAAAAATACGCCAAAGAAATTGGAGCTGAATATAAATTTAGCGACCAAAAATATATGTTCTCAACACTTAACGTGTTTGAGTCATTACGCGTAATATATGATAAAAAGTTTGATGAATACGATAATATATTAATTCTTGATATTGATATGATAATCAATACAAAAGAAAATATATTTGATATTCCAGTTGAAGATATAGCAATGGTGCATGAGCAGGGGTGTCGATGGCGAACTCCTGTTCCTGGTGCTTCTTTTGATGATGCCTTTTGGAATAGATATTTTAATCATCCACGCTTTGGAGTAACATCATATGCTAAGCAATATTTAAGCAAAGATTTTAAATGGCAAAAATCTAAATTATTTCCTGAAGAACCATTTGCTATGTATAATGGTGGATTGCAATTATGGACTAAAGAGGGTAGACTTAAAGCACGTAAAAAAATTCCACGAAAAAGTCATGACCATTTTAGAGAATCAACAGGTAAAACTGAAACGCCATATTTGAATATGATGCTTTTCCATCATAAATTTAATATTACTGAGCTTCCAACAGAATGGAATAAGTTAAATTTTCAATGGGCTAAAGATGGCGACTACGGAAAAATTACTCATTTTAATGATGTTGTAAAAGATAAAATGAAAACTCATGGCTTCTAATTTAATCTATCAATACTACTTACCATTTACTGGACCTGATAAAGGTGTTATTAAAGAGGAGTCCAACGGATATCCTTTCTGGGCCAACTTAGGTGTTGCTTCTGCAAGAAAATATGCAAGCAGTATTGATGTACAATATGAGCTATCAACTAAAGTAACTATACATGCACCAAACCAAAACCTAGAAGCATGTAGAGTTTTTCTTGATCCGTATTTTGACAAGTTTGATAAAGTGCTTATGCTTGATATAGATACTCTTGTAAATACTAAAGAAAATATTTTTAATCAAAAAATTAAAGATATCGGCATGATTCAAGATGGTGGCCCTGGAAGCCCACAAAAGTTTATTCGTAATGTCATTGGAAAACTAGAATCATATGGCGAAATAACATTTAAAAAATCAAAAACATTTCCAGATGAAAAACGATATTTAAATGGTGGAGTGGTTTTATGGTCAAAACCTGGCCGGTTAAAAGCTAGAAAACTTTGGGGCGGAATGCTAGAAATGCAAAAGTATCGCTCAACGTTAAAAATGAATGAACAACCATATCTAAATCTTATGATTAATAAACATGATATGGATGTTACTGAGCTTTCTAACCAATGGAATCGTATGAATTATATGTGGCCTTTTGGAATTCCTGATGGAAAAATAAATCATTTTCTTGCAAAAAGCAAAATACGAATGAAAGAGTTTATATAATGAAAATGCGAATTTACAGAATATTTGAAGCTCTTGGTGATAGTATTTTACTTGCTACATTTATAAAGCATTATAATATCACAGCTGTATATTATAATAGAGGCGAGTTTAAAACTTTATCAACTATTTTTAAAAAATATAATGTAAAGCCTCCAACATTTATTCCTGTTACTGAACGTATATCAACCACTATGGTAGATATTCTACAAGACTTAACTAGGCATAATATTCCGCTTATTAAATTAGATTATATTAAAAATGCAAAATGGACTACAACTCAATTAAAAACTAAAAATAATTATGGCGCAGACCGATCAGTAACTAAAGAAGAAGCTGAGCCTCATGTCGAAAATTTAACATTGATGCCTGTAGAAAAAGCTAAAAATATTTCAGAATTAATTAACTTAATGTGTCAATCAGAAAAACATATTACTATGGATTCTGGAACGGCATGGTTATCAGCATCAATGAGAATACCTACTGTAG